GCTCCTGCTCCTGCTCCTGCTCCTGCTCCTGCTCCTGCTCCTGCTCCTGCTCCTGGTACCTCAAGCGTTGGCGAACTCTGGGACCAGGGTGGGGGGCCACGGACGGGGGTGAAATTTTTGCGCGACCCCCACCACCATGCGCGAATTTGAAAAGGCTCAAAATTTAAGCAAACCAAAAAAGGTTGAAAAATTCATATCCATCTGGCAAGCTAAAAAGAAACCCTTTTCCTAAGGAGATTGACATGGCATTAACCGCTGCATTCTGCAATAGCTTCAAGCGTGAACTCTTGGCAATGAGCCCTCACACCGCTGCCGACACCTACAAGATATCGCTCATCAAGCCAAGCCCTTCCGGAACCATCAACAAAGCAACCACCAACTACTCAAGCCTCTCAACAGATGAGGTTGCCAACGGTAGCGGATACACGACCGGAGGAGCAACCCTTGTGGGTTTCACTGCAACTCTTGACACCGATACAGCCATCCTTGATTGGACAACCGATCCAACTTGGAGTGCCTCAAGCATCTCCGCAGCAGGAGCGTTCATCTATAATTCAACCCGCTCCGGTGCCGCTGTCTGCGTACTGGACTTTGGTGGAACGATCACTTCAACGTCCGACACCTTCACTGTAACCCTGCCGACCCCCGCTGCCGCAACCGGCTTACCGAGGATCGCGTGATGCTACCTAAAATAGAGAACCGATCTTACTCCTATCAAGGCGACAATGTTTGCACCGTCTCAGCCACACTCAACATCTATCACACTGGAACCTTGGCTCTTGTGGCTTCAACTGGACTGTCGGCAACGTACAATATCAGTCAACTGGACTTCATTGCTGAGATAACCAGGCAACTCAACGAGCAAGTTGTGGCCTACATGACCAAACTTGCAACATTGGATGCACTGCGCCAGCAACTCTTCCCTGACCATCAGGACAATTTTATCAAATTAGCCCTTCATCACCAGTGGCCTCATTCTCATGAGCAATGAAATCCTTATACGACAGATAGCCCTGGATAGAGCATTGGCGGCGCAAGTCCTCTTCCCCCATCGCCATCCCCAACACACCCCACCATTCCATATAACCATCACTGATCTATGGCGATCAGCGGAAGAACGCATTGTGGTTGAGGCATTTCGTGAAGGAGCAAAGACAACCCTCGCCGAAGAGTTTCTTCTTATCGAAGCGCTGTTCCAAAATTTCTCATATCTCCTCATCATTGGTGAGACATACACCAAGGCTTGCCAGCGCATCGAAGCGTTCAAACATGAGCTTTTAAGCAACCAAAAGATCATTCAACTCTTTGGAACGCAAAAGGGGCCGATTTGGTCAGAGAACAAAATAGTTCTCAAAAATGGAGTGGCCATCGAAGCGCATGGTTGGGAAGAGGAGCATCGGGGCTATAAACATTTGGACAAGCGGCCCGACAGAGCCTATCTCGATGATATTGAGACACGGGAGCGGGTGCGTGATAAGAAGACGGTTGATCAGAACTGGAAGAGACTTCACATGGAACTCCTCCCAGCCATGGATACGGTCAAAGGCAAGGTGTGGATGACTGGTACGCCGCTGGCCGACGACTGCATGTTACGCCGAGCCGCAGCAAGTTCCGAGTGGGTGTACGGCAAATTCCCCATCCTTCAAGATGATGAGGCGCCAGCTTGGCCCGAACGCTACCCGGTGGAATGGATCACCGCCAAACGAGAGCATTATGAAGCTGAAGGCCTGCTCGCTGAGTTCAACCAGGAGTACATGCTCATTGCATCAGGTGCCGTGGGTAAACCTTTCACCGACGAGTGCATCCATATTGTTGACGCCATCCCCAAAACCTTCCATCCCAAAGTTATCATCCTTGATCCGGCTCGCACAACAGACCTCACCAAATCAGATCAAACTGGTCGAATTGTCGCGTCACGCATGGGAACGAAAATTTATATACATGAGAGTGGTGGCGAGTATTGGCAACCGGATAAGATTGTTGAGGAGGCATTTGCTCTCAGCCACAAATACAACGAGGCGCAAGTCTTCATAGAGAAGAACTCTCTTGATGATTGGTTGATGCAACCCATCCGTTACATGATGCTCAAGACAGGGACAAGTATCAATATTGAGCCGATTAATGCACCTCAAGATAGAAACAAAGACCAGTTCATAATGGGCCTGCAACCGTTCTTCACAGCAGGCGACATTATCCTTGTGGGTGGCAGAGAGAAACATTCCCAACTCATAAGTCAAATACTCAATTTCCCAAGCGGGAAGAAAGACATTCTCAATGCCCTGGCCTACGTGCTCAGAGTATTTACCGGGGAGCCCATTTATGAAGACTTCAGTGAGTCAAACATCAACCACCACACCAGAGTTTCCAGAACCGCCACTTTGCTCTTGGGAGTCAACACATCGGCAACCCATACTTCCGCCGTGCTATGCGCCCTCGAAGGACAACATCTTACGGTGCTCACTGACTGGGCTTCCCCTCTCATCCCATCAGAGGCCATGCCTGAAATAGCGGCATTTGTCCGGGCAGTCCACCCGGGCCCACCCCCAACCGTGTGGGTGACGGGGGACGTGTTCGATCAGCAGGGACGTAATCCACTCATAGCCGCTATCAAATCACAAGGATGGAAGGCCAACCGATCGGAGTACGCCAGCCATTCAAGAGGTAATCTTTCCACCCTCATTCGCACTGAGATTCGTGGTCATAAGCTACTTCGAGTAGATGCCAATTGCTTCAACACCATTAATGCTTTGGCATCCACCTACACCAAAGAAAAATCAAGTGCTCTTATTGAAGCGTTGGAAGCCATAGCTTTTGCTTTGACGAAGCCTGAAAAGCATGATAACGTACTTCCAAATTGTACGAATGCTTCAGGACAATCCTACTTTTCAGCATTGAGGCCAAGGTGATATGGAATTCAAACAACAATGCATCGTTACTGATTCAGAAATATCGGTGGAGAATGACCCATTATTACGGCAAGCTTTGCGATTACTTATACGAGAGTATATTGACAGTGATTGTAAAATAAAAAATGGAGTTATTAAATTGACCTTAGAAGTGCTCCCATATAAGTGAGGCCAAGGTGATAGAGAATTGGGCAGGTAAAGTTGACTCAGATGAATACGAGCAATGTGAGAAGTTCTTCAAGCAAATTCAAACTGCTTTCAAGAACCGCATTGAAGCTGATGACTCTATTGAGGAAGCCTGGAATATTTACAACACCACTCCTGACGGCAATCAAGTCTATCAAGGCAACTCTGATTGCTACGTCCCTGTTGTTCGTGACGCCATCAATGCCCGCGCCAAAAGAGCATTGAAACAAAATTTCCCTACCAAGACCAAGCATGTTGACGCTGTTGGTACTGATGGGATGAAGCCTTACCCTCAACTCGCTCTTCTTGAACATTACATCCGCACCACCAAGCTCAAATCTATCTGCCGGTCACAGTATGTTGCTGGAGATATTACTGGGCAGTGGGGGCTTTATGTTGATTGGATGAGCGAGACTCGCCAAATCACCAAAATGATCACCCAAAACCCCAAGGTGAGCGACGAACTTGATGACCCTTCCGAGACAGAGGAGGCCCTTGAGCCTGAAGAGTTAACCACGGAAGGCCCGGTCATTATTGACTTCGCCACTCAAGACCTTGTGGTTATCCCCTCAACCTGCAATGATATTGAGAAGGCTGATCTGGTGGCGCTTAAGTTGCGTCTCAGCAAAGATCAGGTTGAGAAGATGGAGGATGATGGAATATTTGTTCTCCCAGAGGATAGCGACATTGCTGATTGGGTTGACTCCAAGAAAGGCAAAGATGATAAGAATCCGGCCAAGGCCCGGAGCGGTGATGCTGGTGTCAAGACTGCCGGATGGAAATTTGCCCTTATTTACGAGGCAACTGCCCGAATCACTTTCGATGATGACGAACACAAAACTCTTGCCTATATCTACATCACCGAGGATGGAGAAATAATAGGCATCATCAAAGCTCCCCAGTGGGGGCAGAAGCGCCCGATCATATCCGCCCCGGTTGACCGAGTGAGCGGGAGTTTCAACGGCATATCCAAGATCGAAGGCGTCAAGAGGATGCAGTGGAACCTCAATGACTTTTGGAATATGGGGCAAGACAGCGCCATGTATTCCATGCTCCCCATTGTCATGAGTGACCCGGAGAAGAACCCAAACTATGCAATGATGGTTTATGGGCTCGCTGCCGTGTGGCCGGTTGACCCCAAGAGTACTGACTTCAAGAGTTTCCCCTCTCTCTGGAAAGACTCTATTCAGATGTGTCAGGCTATCAAGCAGCAGATACATGAGAGCCTGGACGTTAATGAAATGATGATGGGGCAAACCCCCAAGGGACGTAAGAACGCCGGGGCCATGGGTTCTCAGCAACAGGAGCAATCGGTTTCTATCCTTGATCATGCTGAACGGTTTGAAGAGGAGATTCTTAACCCGCTTCTGGAAAGGATGTTCGAGTATGACTGTCAGTTCCGAGAGAAAGAGTTGACCATCCTCACCCACGGTGACATCGGTGTGAAGGCCGCCATTCAAGAGATACCTCCCCAGCAGTGGGGTGAACGCTATTTCTTCCAATGGAGTGGCACTGAGTACGTCATGAACATGCAGCGAATGCAACAGCAGATCGCCACCATGAACGTACTTCGAGGCATCC